TTATTCTATAACGCTTGCAACTAACTTGTAGTATTTATTATCTTTAGAATACTTTTCAGCTAGACTTAAAATAATTTTTACATTCCAGAAATTCTTACCCTCAATCGGTAAATTCATAATTTCATTATAATATTTATCAGTGAATTCCATATCAGTAATAATTATGTTATTATACCAAACTTCATTATACAATATACTTGCTTTTAATTTTTTTTTGTTTTTTCTATTATGAATTCTAACCTTAAATATTTGTGGCTTAATCATTATCAATGAATATATGTCTTCTTCGTTATTTAATTCTTCCTCATCTATTGAATTTTCGTTATTAAAAAATATTATATCTTTATGATTAATGTACTTATCAATATCACTTTCACTTACTTTTTGTATATATTTCATCTTTTTCTTATTATCTATAGTATAATTTTCTGGTTGGTACCAGCATTTTTGATTATCTTTTACATTTACAATTACCTTATCTAATACTTGTGCTTCTTCACAATTATCATATTCTATGTCCTTATTTGTCAATGCATATTTTATATCCTTGTCTTCCGAAACTAATCTTACCAATTGACCAGTTTGTACATCTATTCCCGCAACACAATAATTATTATACTTTTCAGATTTAGTAAGGATTATAATTTCCTTATTCATTTATCCCTCTCCCCTTTATACACACATTAATATTATATATGCAATATATTAATATCTTTCTCCTTTAAAATACCTTTGATTTTTTCTGCTACTAACCTTCTATGACACTTATCTGCTTTTTCTTCACTACATAAAAAACAAATTTCATTAAGTTTATCTGAAAGTTCACTTTTCACGATATCTTGTACTTTTCTCAAATTTAATAACTCATTAAATTTTGTTTCATACTCACTCCATGTTATTTTTTTCTTTTTATAATCATTTAATATTTCTTTAGTTGGAGAAAATCTAGTATCATGAATATAATCTATTGATGCTAATTCTTTTAAAAAATATTTTAAGTCTTTACCTTTAGAAAATCCCGCCAACTGATTTGAATTATTTAATCTCACATCATACACTAGTTTAATATTATTACTTTTTAATAAATCAAAAAACTCTTCAGCAGACTTTTTAGTGAATCCTATAGTATACATACTTATCATTTTTAATCCTCATTTCCATTTATTTTATACCCTATTTCACTATTTCTTAATTTATATGCATCTTTCAATAATTTTTCTTCTGATGTATTTTTTAAATTAAATAATGTCATTTGATTTCTATTTGGAAAATATTTTTGTAACAATCTCGTTTCTATATCTTTTTGCGTTATAAAACTACCATCACTTAAAATATTTTTCACATCTAACCCCATATCTTTGAACTCTCTAGCAACCAATATACACCTATGACAATCAAATGGATCTTTTTCCGTACACATAAATGCAATTCTATAGCCTTTACCAATACCATTTTTAACTCTCACTACACCATCTTTAAAATCTTGGTCAAATCGAGTTTTTTCAAAATCCAAATAACCTTCTTTTGCATACAATTCTTTATTATCTCTTCTAGCCCCAAATTCTTTTCCCATAAAAATATAGTAAATTCCAATTCCATTTAATGTTTTCTTTAATGTTTCTCTATTATACTGTGGACCATATTTGGAATAAGGTGTAGATCTAACATCTATAATACAATTAATGTTGTTTCTTTTTAATAACTCTATGAAATAGTCAATATTATATGTAGAATGACCTATAGTATATATATCCAATTTATCACTCCCTGTTTTGTTTCAAGCCCTTTATGCTATAATTAATTTCTACCTTATATTTATAATACCACCAAAAAAACATTATTTTTATCATATTAATATTACATGTCTATATTATACCATTATATTTCAAATATGTAATTAATTTTTCATACTAGTTACAGCCCCCTTTATCAAATCATAAACCTCCTCATCACTTAACCCAACTTTACCTTCTATCCTTTCAAGTACCTTACTATGCTTCAAAGCTCCATCCCAATTAAATTCTTTTCCTAACTGTTCAACGGTAGCCACAGCCTGCTTTATAGTTGCTACATCCTTATTATATTGCTCTATGCCCATACTTTGTTTCAATGCTTCTTTTTGCTTTTCTATAAGTTCTTTTTTACTATTTAAGTATCCCTTTAACTGTCTTCTTGAAATCTCCAAAATAGTTCCTATAATAGCAACCAAAACTGGTATTACTATTTGATTTATTACTAATTCTTTCATTTCTCATTCCTCCAAAATTTCATTCTAAATAAAAAAGAACCATAGTTACTTATGGTCCTAACAATTTTCATTCAATAATTTATTCCACGTACCAGCTCCCACAACTCCATCTGCTAAAAGTCCATGTTGTGCCTGCCAGTTTTGCACATTTACTTTTGTACCATTGCTAAACACACCATCAACCTTTCCACCAACTCTATACTGAATATATTTTGTGGCATATTCATAATGAGGGTATGGAACTCCATCAACTGGCTTACTAAATATTTCATTAACTGCTGAAACTGTTTTTTGTCCCCAAATTCCATCCTGCACAAGTCCCATAACTCCCTGAAATTCCTTTATAGCTGATATTGTACACTCTCCTTCTATGCCATCAACTGTAAGTCCTTTCTTTAAAAGAGTGTTTAGTTGCTGCTGTATTATTTTTATGGTATCACTTTCACTATGAACCTCAACGGTGTTACATGCTCCTGTTTTTCCTATTAATATTCCTTCTCCAAATTCATTCAGATCTACATCTCCATTAATACCACTTAGAGAACCATTTTCGCTGTGTTGGAAACCTACATATTCACTTGATATATTAGGTCTGTCAACTCCATATTCAGCCACCCACAAAGGTATATTCCTAATACTTTCATTTAAATTATTTTTATAAAAGTTTGTATAAGTATAGATGCATGTATCAATGCCTTTTGCCTTTAAATAGTCCGCAAACTGTCTTACATTAGAACTTATTTTGTCATTGTCTTGTCCAAATGTCACTTCAACATCTATAGCACACTTACAATCTAGCTCCAAACCTGAAATAGCATTTAAGAAGTGTTCTGCTTCACTTATCGGATTATTGGCTCTTAAGAAATGATAGAATCCAACTTTAAGTCCTGCTGCCTTTGCTCCATTATAAAAATCTCTGTAAGTACAATCTGTGTAAGTTATACCCTCCGTTGCCTTAATATAAACCACTTCAACACCATTTTCTTTTAATAAATTGAAGTCTACTGCTCCATTACCTGAATAAATATCTATACCTTTCATTTTTAAAAATCCCCCTACTTTATTTTTATTAAATATCCCAATACAAAAAGGGTAATGGTAACTAATATACCAAAACCCCATTTGAGTGTATTTATTAAATTTTTAAGTTGTTCACATAAATTTTCAACTCTCTCATCAACTGCTACTGACCTTTGCTCTAATTTTTTTAATCGATTGCTGTGATCATTTAATCTTACATTGTGTAAATCAAGTTTTTTCTCAATTACATTATGCCTTTCCTCACAAAGTTCTTTATCATAATTCTCACTCATACTACACCTCTATTAATTATTTGTTTTATATTCTTGTCCTGTAATTTCTTTAAACTCACTTTGGTTTATTACATTCCACCTGCAAGCCTCTTGAACTTGATCTATTGTAAAAAATCCTAGTGAATAAAATACATCATAAAAATCAAAATTATTGCTGTGCATTATTAACTGCCCCCTCTATTTTTAAATTTAGATTATTAACTGTTTGTGCTAGAGTTTTAATCATTTTATCCTGCTGTGCACATAGTACAGTTAATTCATTTAATTGTGTAAGCATTACCACATTAGAACTCTGTTGTTTTTTTATTTTATCCAGCTCTAAATCACTTAAGCCTTCAATCCACTTTTCACCATTCCATTTAGGTTTATACAAGTTTAAATCCGGAATATCGGTTAATATTATTGTTGAGCTTGGACTTTCACCTATTGAAAAATTATACTTGCTAATAAAAAATCCGTTTGTATCTATTTTACAAGCGGACTTACTTCTATAATCTTCTTTTATTATCCAATTACCTTTCTCAAAAACTGCAACTTGATTTTCTGAAACACTTTGTGGTTTTATATTTGTTGCAAATGCTGGTATATGAAACACACCCGGTTCTCTTGGACTTTCATCTGCTGTACTTGTGCCTAAAAATTCAAATGTTTCCCTGCTATAATTATATATTTCCATATCTTAAAACCTCCTTTTAACAATATCTAATACATGCTAAAAAAGCCGTATTCTTTGGTCTTGTTTCTGTACTGTCTATTCTATTATTAGTTGTATCCCAGCCTGTGTATGTTACATCATCCGGAACACTCTCACCAGAGGTATATTTTAAACCATTTCCATTCTCATATGTTCTTGTTGTAAATTTTAATGTTTGTGTATGCCTATGGTTTGCCATCATATCCTCCTGATGACTTCCTAAAACCCTTCCTAAATCAACACCTCTGTTATCATCTAAGCAGCGTATAAAATCACCTCGAATATCAGGAACATTGAAAGTTGAAGAGCCATCACCAGCTCCATAATAAGTGCCTATTGCTGCAAACAATTCCGGATATGCTGTACGTGATATAGCAGCACCATTGCATTTTAAATAACCTTGAGGCGGTGTACTTTGTGCAAAGTATTCAATCTTTCCTGAAACTCCTTTAACCATGCTTTCCTCTGTTTCAAAGTGTATGATGTCATAATCTGTTCCATTATCAACTTTATAAATTGCCCTTTTTATTTGTGCCAAATTAAAACCTCCTTCTATAATAGTTCAACCCAAACTCTACCATTTGCATGACTGCTTGGCTCATTGCTTGAAGTTATAATGGTTGTGCCTGCACCTGCTCCAATATCATTTTCAAGCTGACTTAATTTTGTTGGAACGTTGCCAGCACTGTCAGCATAATCAACTGAAACTCTATGGATATTTGCCTGTTCATCTCCATTAGTGTTATAAGCTCCTATTCTCCAACCATTAATATTCCCTGTCCAATAAAGCGATATAAAATAAAAATCCTCACTTTCATTCTCATGTCTGTATAGCCTATGAGTTATAGTTGCCTTATCTGCTGTTCCTCCACTTGCTGGTAATGATATTGGAAAATCTGTTATATCTCCTTTAGTGTGCTTATGTGTCCCTTCTGCTTTACTATTCCAAGAACTTCTCTCGCCCTCTGTAATATGCCTTGTATTATCAGCCACATGTGTATTTAAGTTATTTTGTACATTGCCTATTCCATCATCTGTATATTTATTTGCACTGCTTAAGGTGGCTTTGTCTCCTTTGTCTGCATAATCTCTTTCAACTTGCAAGGAATTATCAGCATAAGCCTTTGCGTTATTTTCAGCAGCATCCGCCTTTTCTTGTGCTCCTGCTTCTGTATCATAATTACTGTCATTTTCAAACTGACTTAATTTTGTTGGCACTTCTGTATTTTTAGTTTTAAGCTTATCTATTTTCGTAATCAGATTAGGAATGTTACTTCCAAAGGTTGCTTCAATATTAACCTTGTCAGTTTCGTAAATCTCTTTTATTTCAATAATTTGTGCGTTCATTGTTATATTTAGTTCTTTTGATTGAGCTGTGACAAAATCACCTAAATCATAATCTCTCTCATATGTGAAAGTACTATCCGGATCAATTTGAAATTCAAAGGTTTTTGTCTCCTTTAATTCATCTAGTTTTTGAATACCTAATGTAGTAAGGTCTGTATTATTATCCGTATTAGAGCAATCGAAAAAGTTCTCTATTCTTTCTATACCTTCCTTATCTCCAATTTCTTCTACAATTCTATTTTCATTTTCGCCCTTTCCACCGGCATAACCTACATTAGCACTGTTCATGCTGCTTTCAATAAAATGAGGACTTAATATATTATCAAAGTTAGTACTAAAAATAACTGGTGGTAAATCCTCCTGATCTACTGTTAAATTCCTGCCCTCAATTACATCAAATACCCATCTATTATTCTCTACATCTAATATTACATCCCAACCTAATTGAGTATATTGAGATATTTCACAAATTTTATCTGCTAAATTCTCATACCTATATTTCCAAGTGTTTTGTATACCTCTATTCTTATTTTGTCCTATAACTAATTGAGGTATTTTTCTTTTAATATCTGTAGGATTAACTACATGGTTATCAACATACTTTTTTATTACTGTTTCTGTGGTACCTGTTTCAGTATCATAACCGCCACCATCTATAGTAGGTAATATAAGTCTTCTATTCATAATGCCTTTTAAGGTTACACCTTTTATTATCAATTCATCATTACCGGAGCTGTCCGGCTGATTCTCTCTATACATGATAATACCAACCTTATTAAAACTGGTTCCTAAAAGTATTAAGTTATCTTTTACTAAGCAGTTAGTATTATTTTTATTTATATTTATGTGAAGTTCAAACTCTCCTACACTGTAGAATCTTCTTATAAATTGAAGACTTTCATAATCATCTATTTCACCCAATAGGTTAAAATTTGTATCAATAATTCTTAATATCACCTTTTTCATGATGTTAACTCCTGAATCCATATGTCACCGCTGTTTGCTGTTGTAGGCTGATTATTAGATATAAATATTTGTCTTCTACTTTGAAGCATATTTATTTCATTTTGCAAATTTCCTGCCACATCTCCACTAAGTTGTCCCTTTACATTGTTAAACCAATTGTTAAATTGAGTATATAAGTCGCCTTCTCTTGCTGACATATCATTTTCATATTGTTTGACCTTACTTTCAAACCAACTCTCATATTGGTTAAATATAGCTGTTGTATCAATAGGATTTACAAAGCTCACTATACCACATAGGCTTGTGTTAAGCCTTAAGTCTGTTATATTAGCTTGTACTATACTTGTGGCACCTGCACAAATATAAATATCTGCAATACCTAATTCATACCTATCAGCATCCCTTTGTAAATCCGGAGCTATAGGTGTACTTTGAAAATCACCTTTCTTTACCACTGCATTTATTGCTCTGCCAACGGTATCCATTCTTAAAACAACTCTATCTATTCTATTTAAAACACCATCCGCTGCATCTATATTTAAAATTAAATCACTATCATTATAATATTCATAACCATTTATCCAAGCCTTACCCTGTTTAAAGGTTATAGTCATATTATTGTTATCACCCATAACCTGACAAGCTGTTGAAGGCTTAGGAAATACACCATTTGTTATAAAACTATTGAAGTATTCCGCAAAGTCTTTGGCTTGATATCTTCTATCACCATTTATACTATTAAAAAATCCGCTTTTCTCCAAGCTATCACCCCCTAAACACCTGTATATTTTGGTGTGAAATATATTGCAGCTTCTAAATTGTCAATGCCCTTCTCTGCATTGTATCTTAATAAATTATCACCCACCGCTAACTGTAAAAAGGTTGTTTGTAAATCAATATAGTAAAATACATTTGTGCTTACTCCATTATGAACCATTTCAACCTTTTTATTTCCAAACTCTGTATTAATAACAAGCTTATCACCTGAAAATAGAGTTCTTTTAACCTTTATGAATTCCTTAGTATACACATTTACAATACTAGGTGACACAACCGTTGCTAATGCTGTAAATTCTATTCTCATACTACATTCAACATTACCTGTATTACATGCATTAACTATTAAATTGCTTGACCTATGTCCCATTTCAATTCCAACTTTATCAGGTATTTCAAGAGGAAACTCAAAATCACTTACCCATAAAGCCATTTCCTTTTTTATTTCCTGTAGTTCCTGCCAATATGGACTCGGACAAAATAACTGTATTAAAAATTCTTGTGAGGTAGTAGTTCTGTCTTTAGGTGTTGGACTATCCTGCACCACACCTTTTATAATGTGTGTTCCTACATCATTTGTATAAGTTAGCGTTATATCCAATTTAGAATTAAATACATTATAAAAATACTGTCTTTTTAAAAACATGTCTTCACTGCTGTTACCTAGTATTGCAATTTCTATATTTAATACTCTTTCATCTAAAAGGGTACCATGATATGTTTTACCATCTTGATTAGGTGACTTACTAGTTAATATTGTACTTTTAGGTGGATCAGGATCAAATTTTTCTAGTAAAAAAGGGGCAGTATTACCAAAAGTAATATATTGCCCCTTTGAATTTGTAAATATAAGCTTCTGCATGTTATCTCCTTTCTATGATGTTGTAAATGCCAACTTTCTTAAGGTTGCCTCCATGTCTCTCCTTTGCTGTGCTGGTGTTTGTGCTACTGGACTTGTTATATTGATATTATTTATAGTGTTCTTTGTATTTGAACTATAATTACTATTATCTTTACTTGTAGGCATTATTCCTGTAGCTAGTGCCGGAGTTATTTGCATACCTAATTTTATATCACTTGCAAGGTTTCTCACTGCATTTCCTAATAAATTCTTTTTAGCATTTATTCCATCAACTAAGTTTTGAACAAAATCGCCTCCCCATTCATCATCATCCTTAAGTGGTCCTTCATCAGGCACACTATGATGAAGAAAAGAACGTATTTTATCACCTACTCCTTCAACCGCTTTTCCAACATCACCAATACTACCAGTAATGCCATCAACTAAATTACTTATAAAATCCTTACCCCATTGCAAAGCCTTACTTGGAAGAGAAGTTATAAAGTTTATAGCATCATTGAAACCATTTTGTATAGTGCTGCTTATACTTCCCACCATGCTTTGAATACCATTTACAAGTCCGTTTATTATACTTACTCCAAGAGAATATAATCGCCCCGGTAAACTTTCAAACCAATTTAAAATGCTAGTCCATACATATTTAATACTGTCTGCAAGGCTATTTATAATGTTAACTACAGTTTCTTTTAAATTGTTCCATGCACTTACTGCTGTGCTCTTTATTCCATTCCACAATGCAACGAAAAAATTAGAAATAGCGTTCCATATGGTTTGTATAACTGTACTTAAGGTACTAAATACACCTGTAACATAAGACACTATTACTTGTATTTCTCCTGTGAATATAAGTTTTATACCATTCCAAATAGTTTGAAAAGCACTTATGAGTTTATTAAATATGAGCTTTATATCAGAGCCTAATTTATCAAACCTTCCTGTTACTAGGTCAGTTAGTATAAGTATGGCTCCTAAGAATAGTGTTTTTAAAACATTCCAATATCCAGTAAAGAAGGTCTTAACCCCATTGAATATTGTTTTTATACCTGTTACAACTCCACCAAATTTAGAATTAATTGCAGTTACTATGCTAGTTATAATTGTTATCATGGTGGTTTTTATTCCATTCCATACCGTTGAAAAAAATGTTTTTATGGCATTAAAAGAACTTTGTATATTAGTCTTTATTTTATTTATTAAGCTGGTAAACCAAGCCGGTATGCCTGTAAAAAATGACACTACACTATTCCATGCCCCCGGAATTGTACTTGTAAAAAACTTTACTAAGGCATCAACTACACTGCCAATGGTTGTTTTTATTCCATTCCATATACTTATAACCGCAGTTCTAAAGTCTTTATTTGTATCCCATAAATGCTTAATAATAAGCACAAGAGCTGTAACAATTGCTATAACTATTCCCACAGGACTAGTTATAAATGTTATGGCACCAGCTAATATAGTAGATGCAATACCTGCTGTTGTGGCTGCACCTGTATATAAAGCTATTGCTCCGGATATAGTTGTAATTACTGCGGTTACAGCTCCAACTATGGTAGCAATTCCACTTATTAACCCTGCCACCGGTGCTATAGCTGCAATTAGACCCATAATAACAAGTATTACTTTCTTTGTGCCATCACTTAAAGAACTAAAACCTTTTACCAGTGAAGTAATATGTTGAGCCACTTTTGCAATAATAGGTGCTAACATAACACCTATACTCGAAGCGGCTTCTTTAGTAGCTTCACTTGCAATTCTCATGCTATTTGCAGCAGAAGAAGAAGTATTTGAAAAATCACCTTGAGCGTTTTTAGTTTTTTCCATTACATAGCTATAACGCAAATTAACTTTTTCAGCTTGTGTAATTTGGTCATAAGAGGTTTTTATACCTTTAGCATGAGCATATTCTTTTAGCGTTGTATCTGTCATTACTACACCTAAAGTTTTAAGTGATTCTCCCTCACCTGTAAATATTCCTTTTAGTGCTTCCTGTGCTTGATCTATTCCTATATTTTTAAAGCTGGCTAAATCACCGGCAAGACCTACTAATGATGTAGACATATTAGCTGCCTGTCCTGTAGTAAGTCCCATTGATGTTCCCATATCACCAAATAAGGATGCCATTTCTAAGGCTGACCCCTTCGCAATACCAAACTTATTAAGGGTTGTATTACTCCATGCTTCAACCTGTTTTGCATTACCTTTAAATGCAACGTCAACTTTATTTGTACTTTCTATTAAGTCACTACCGCTTTTAACTGCTGCGGCTCCTACTCCTAAAATAGCCAATGTGGCAGGTGCCATTTTACCAGCAACACTACTTGCAGCACTTCCAACCTTATCTGCTGAATTTGATATTTTACTTAAAGAAACGCTGCTTCTTGAAGCCTGTACCTCTAATGTCTTTAGTTTATCCTCTGTTTTAATTATTTCTCTTTGTAAAGCTCTGTACTGCTCTTCATCAACTTTACCCCTTTGAAATTGCTCTTCAACTTGTCTTTCAGCTTCTTTTAATGTTTCAAGTTTATTCTTAGTATTTACTATACTTTCAGCTAAAAGCTTTTGTTTTTGCTCTAATAAAGTGGTATTGCTTGGATCAAATTTTAATTGTCTGTTTACTTGATTTAATTCACTTTGTAGATTTCTGCTGGTGCTGTTAACATCCTTTAATGCTTTATCTAATGGCGTAGTATCTCCGCCAATTTCAATCGTAATACCTTTTATATTGTTTGCCATATTGCCTCCCTTCTAAGAAATATAAAAAGAGCCTATTTCTAAGCTCACCTCCTACTTATTAAAGTATTTTTTAAGAGTATTCCTATCCGGTTCAGTTTGATCCATAAGCCAGCATTTATCTAAATACTTTTTACCTTCCTTTGATTGGGAACAATTATAAATCACTGCATCCCTTAAAAGAAGCCAGTATTCAAATACATTTAATTCATCTAACTGTGCAAAATTGTAACCTGTATAATTTGATACTGTTTTTTCCTCTAAGGTACTTATTTCATAATGTCCCTTATCATCATTCTTTTCATCATAATAAGGGACTTTTAGTTTTTTGAATTCTTTTCTTTTACTAACCAATCAAAATATGCATTTAATATTTGCTGCATTTCATCAAAATCGAGTTCCTCTATAATTTCATAGGGTACCTTTTGATGCTTTCTATTCTTATCTAAAATGCCTTTTATAGAATTCCTTAAATCATCTATAACCGCCTCATTTTCACTTTTAGATAAAGCCAGTAAATTTTTTAAGGTCTTAAGTTTAGGCGGTTCAACTTCTAAGACCATGTTATTTATTTTTACTGTCCAGTATCTTTTATTTATTTTGCTTATATCAAACATTTATTTTTATCCCTCCTATGACTTAACTGCTGCCGCTGGGTCTTTAATATCAAGTAATACAAGTGTTCCCTCATTATCACAAGGCTCTGCGGAAATTTCAGGCTCTACATTAGTAGAATCATCTTTTGCATACTTTAAGGTTAATCCTCCTGTATTTGTACCAACTATTGTAATACGAACATCTCCAAGTTCCTTATCAGGATGAACAAATCTAAACACATGCTTTCTACCATCTGCATTATCAATTCCACCTATTTTTATAGTACGTCCTCCTTCTTTTTCAGTTATACGACAAGTGGCACACAAAACATCTAGTTTGCTATAAACCCATGATATAAGACCCAATTTTAAAGTAACTTCTTCCTCTGTTAAAACATTACGAGCAACCTTTCCCATATCATCCTTAAACTTTTTAAATGTAGCCTTATAAGTAAGCGTTGCTCCCTTTTCAATGTATCCTAGTCTATTTGTGTCAGTTTCTATTGTTGCATCACTTGGTATTGTAGAACCATCAAAAACAGTTTCATAAATATAACCACTTCCCACCGGTATTCCAATTTGTTCTGACATTTATATTACCTCTCTTTCTAATATTTCAAATTCATATCTAGTCATAAAACACTTTTCACTGTCTAACCACTGCTTTTCCTTTGTATATTCAAGTGCTTTTTCATCAAATAAAGCTTCAAGCTCTACACTATCATCATTAAATTCAGAATAGCGTTCAACTTGAAGCTCATGATGCTTTATCATGTTTTTCATATCAGCTCCACCACGTTTTACATGGTCAAGAAAAACAATATAAGGAAATGGTGGTGGCTTTTTAAATGCTGTTTCCGCTGCTTTCATTCCGCTTTCTTCAAGCCATGTTTTAATGTCCATTTTTAATCGCCTCCTCTGCTAATTCTGCCATTCTTTTTCTTGCTAGTTCTTCACCATACTTTATGTGTGGAAATGCTTTGGTTCTACCTCCTGTACGGAGTGCATGACCTTTTTCTAAAAGATGTGTTAACCTGTATTGGTCACCGGCAACATACCATACATTTACTTTCTTATATCCATTTTCATAAGCATTTTTAATTCTAAAAGCCTTAACATATTTACCTGTCCTCTGCTTAAAATCTATATGTCTTTTTATTTCTTTATTTGTTTCATTGGCTACGGTATCAACGGACTTTTTAATACCTTCTGTCACTTCCCTGCTGTATTTTTGTAGTTCATTTGTAATTGTACTGGCTAGATCATTAATACTAACATTATTCATTAATAAACACTTCCAACTCACTAAGGGTTAAATCAGTACTTAAAGGGTTGGTATCAAATATATTTTGAACTAGCTCTATATCATATTTACCTATGCCCCTAATTTCACAAACATCATGAATATCTATTCTTGGTACTTGTGGAATTTTTATAACTGCATTGGCTTTAATTTGCACCGCCTTTGCTGCAAATACTCTATTGTATCCAAGTACTTTATTACTAAACCCTAAATTCTCATATTTATAAGTTTTCTTTCCTTCTTCATCAACTGAATAAATGTCACAAACACCATCAGAAAAGGAAATAAACTCAATGTTATCTGTTTTAATTTTCATTTGCCTTTTCACTTTCTATTGCTTCAACTTGGTACTTAAAATGTAAACTTAAAAGCTCTGATGAAAAATTCTTTTCAAACATCTCAAGAGCTTGAACATTTGCATACCTGCAATAATCCAGTAATAAAAACTTTGGTAAATCTTCCGCTATAAAATCCAATGGCACACCTGCTATATCCTGCAAGCGTGCCATGCCCCTACTTATGAAACCTTTTAAATTATTATCAGTATTTGTATCCTGCCATGTTATATGAAGATAACTTTTAACCTCACTTACTAACTCTTCTATTATTGACGAATCCTCCATTTAAACCACCTCAATTATGCTGATGCCTTAGTGTTTACAGTTCCTTCAACCTCTTTAACTGTTACCTCTAAATTAGCAGCTTTTATCCCACTTATATCTAAAAGTACAAATGCGTTATCATCTAATGCCCTTCCATTACCGTACATTTTAGTAAGGTACACTCTTTCATCATCAAGAAATTTAAATTCATCACTGAATTCTATCTTACCGCCATTTGTACCGGCTCCTATACCCATAAAATACTTTTCTGCAAGTCCCATAATGGCTTCTCCTGCTTCAACTGCTGGTGATTGAATTACTGTAGTTGGGAATGGAAATACATCATGTGAATAAGTTCCATCTGATGCCCTTACTGTTGTAGCTGGAAATACCTTTGTAAAATAGTCATTAGGATTAACAATAAGCAACACATTGCTTACTGGTCTTGTTTTCCCATTAGGTGCCTGAGAAAGTGTCCCCAAAATTGCACCATATGAAACTGGATTAAAGGATGTAAGTGTAACCTTTGTTTTCTTTGGATATGCTCCACCGGTTACAGTTACATTATCCGCAACACTTCTGTTCATTCCTATAGGCTGATTATTACCATCACCATCAATTATTGCTGTTTCTGTAGCTAGTGCTATTGCTTCTGAAAGTGTAGCTCTTATATATGCATCAATCCATTCTTCCCCTACTTCCAGCATATCTTTTGCTATTGGCATAAAGGCTGATAACTTACACATTGTAAGGTCAAGTTTTCCTATAGCTCCTTTAAGCTCCTTAGTTACAGCATCATTTAATTGACCCCATACAGCTAATTGTGTACCTTGCTTATTTACAAGTATTTTTGTAAGTATTGTAGTATTGGTAAAGCTTATAGCATCCAATAACGGATGTGCTGCTTTAATATCATCTATAATGTTATCAATAATTGTTTCAGGAAATGCAATATCTAAATCGGTAATAGCTTGTCTAGGGTTAGATGATTTCATAGCTCCCATAACTGTCTGATAGAATTTTGATTCCTTAGAGGTTAATTGATGTATTCCTCTTTTGGCTAGAATTGTACTATCTTGAGTTTGCTTATAAGTATTGTATTCTTCCATTACATTCTGCTGCACTGTATCTGCAAAATCTGTAAATGCCTTTGCTATAGCATCCTGATTTTCACTTTGAAATGCCTCAACTAAATTTTTCTTTAACTCCTGTTGTATTATATCCTTGCTTTTCATAATTTACTTTCCCCCATTTTCTTTTTTAAATATTTGCATTAATCTTTCTGCATTTGTTTTTTCATGATTAAATTGTTTTGGAACTTGAATTTTACTTCTCATTTGTGAAATTTCCTGTTTTATAGATTGTTTAAATCTTTGTTGTGCTTGAACTATTTGAGAATCTTCTTTTCCTGCTATTTCATCAGCTAGTCCATACTTTAAACATTGTTCTGCATTAAGCCATGTTTGAGCATCTAAAAGATTATTTAATGTTGTTTCATCTAATTTATCACCAGCCTTTGTTAAATAACTTGAACAACTAGCCTGATCTATCACCTCAACATCATTTGCAGCCTTTCTTAACTCGTCAGCATTGCCAAACACCCCCATAGAGGCATGATGTATCATCATTAAGGTATTTGTGCCCATAATAACTTTATCCCCTGCCATAGCAATTACAGAGGCTATTGAACAGGCGAACCCATCAACATAAACTGTTTTTTGTGCTGGATGCCTTTTTAAAATATTATAAATTCCTAAACCCTCTTTAACTTCTCCACCATAACTATTTATATAGATATTAATATTTGTTATATTGTCTCCTGCCTGCTCAAGTTGATTTTTAATATAGTTTGAGGATGTATCACTTTCAATGGTTTCTCCTGTCCACCAATCTTGCCCATCACTTTGAACATAATCATATATATAAAGCTCCATAGAGTTAGGTTCAGCAGCTTGTTTTATTAGATATATTGGTTTACTCATCACTTTCACCCCCTTCTATATTCTCAATATCAGAATAATTTTTAGTCATCCAATGTCTTGTGCTCCACTCTGTATTCAATGGATTATCACCAACCTTTACTCTTAATTCATCTACACTATAGCCACCACTAGCAATAAGCTTGTCAAAGGCTTCACTTATGCTAAATATATCAATATGCCTTATGCTTGTGGTGTCTACCTTTATATAACTTCCTTTTAAAAATTCCTTGCCATATCTTTTACGGTTTACCTCTTCATATAAAATCTTACATATAGGGTCTATACAAAAAGTAAGATAGTTATCTGTAATTTCTCCTATGCCTGCTATATCTCCCCTAAGTAATGCCGGTGGCATCTTAAAAGCTTGAGCTATTCTGTCAAAGGCTTCTTTTGTTATGTTTTGTATGTCTGATATTTCACTTGTACTTTTCTTTGTTGCTTCTCCACCCTGTTCGGTGTAGTCCATACCATTACTTAAATGAATTACAGCATTTTCAGCTTCAAAATAATTCTTGAATTGATTATTAAACAAGTCATTAAGTTCATCCTGAAATTTTTTATCTCCTGAAGGTGATTTGCTTAATTTTATAATTCCCTTTCTTCCTCCACTACGTTTGTATTTTCCCTCTGCCATACCGTTTAATTCTTCATAGCCATTAATTAACTCAACTAATAGCTGCCTTATGTTCATATCATTACTTTTAAAATACATTACTTCTGACATTTTAAAGCTTTTATTAAAGGTAAAATCCTTAACAGTAACATCAGTAAAATAATTTTCAGCTACAGCAAATTCATGTTGATAAAAACTGTCTGCCACTAATAATTGACCATTAACTTCTACAATCAAAGCTTCATCAAAAAATAAAAGCTGTGATATAAGCTTTCTTTTAAACTGACTTGAACTTTCATTTATGTTAGGCTCTATATTCCATAGATAATATTCACTGCCTTTGATTTCCTCATTGCCCACATAAGTTTTAAATTCACACTTACTTATGGTACTTGCAATAAAGCCTATTGCCATTGCTATTCCAAACATCTTTATATTTAATTTTGTGGATGCATTTTCTATTGCCTTTTGAGTTACATAAATAGTTTCTTGATTCTCTGTAAAAAAGTTTTTAGTCCAATCCCAAAATCCCAAATACTTCTCACCTCCTTCAGGACAAAATAAAAAAGCCTTATTTCTAAGACTTAATACGTGTATACTCCAAAATTATTAAACTCAAATTTTTCTGCACTATCAGGCAATTCGTTACTTCCACACATAGCAGCTATAAAAGCTTTAAATCCATCTGTCTTTCTACTTTTAGGCTCTATCTTTCCATAAGTAATGTTTCCTGCCTGTGAGGTTATCATACAGCTATTATTTGTGTACCATCTCATAAGTGGATTATCACCATATATTACATTATGATTAGCAAAGGCACTTGTAACTATAGGTGCTATAAGCATTTCATTTGAAGGTCTTTCTAACCTTATATTATTTACACCCTTTCTATCTGTGTCAAAGCCTGCTTCTTTTAATGCTCTTGCAAGTAATGTATATCTATAGTTATCCATCCATAGAGTAGTTATATTATATTTCTCTGCCTGCTGTTGTAACCATGCAGCCGGTACACTTGGAGAAATTTCAACACCTTTTACAAATGTTAAAAAGCCTTTCTTTTCCCACTCCTTAAGTGGTGCCTTAATTCTAATTAGATCATTACAACTTTCACATACCCATGAATGAGATAGCCATATATATTTTTCACCATACTTAAACAATAAACCAGCACAAAGAAAATCTGTAGTTTTCATATAATCTATACCAGCTATACATGTACAGCCTGTAAGGTCAGGTATCTCCTGATTAGTTGCTAAAATATTCTCCCATGAAGTAACCTCAATATCTTTGTTACCTTCTGGAACATTCATTCTTTTAGTCATAAATTCTGTGTAGAGCTGCGGTTGATATTTCATGTCCTGAAATTCCTGTTCCATTACAATTTGTAAATCCTTAAAGTATCTAAGTGAAGGATTAGCCTTTTCCCAAAGCCCTTTATTCTTTACCTCTTCTTTATCTTCTAAATGATAAAGTAGTGGCAACATTCTACTTGTCTTATTTTCACCATCAAGTATTAAATGGGACATTTCTAAATAATCATCCAGTACTCCACCCCTAACATAGCCGTCAGTGGTTATCATGAAGGTTCTGCAATTTTTCTTTTTTCCTAGAGCTGATTTAAAAACCTTTATATTATCATAGTTTTCATACTCATGTATTTCATCAAATATTATACAAGCTGGTCTTAAGCCATCCTTAGTCCTTGCATTTGAGGTATTGTATTTAATATATGATTTAGTCTTTCTATACACTATTTTTTCTTTAGTGTAATAAAATGCTTTCTTTAATTTTTTATCATTATCAATTACATTGTACACATCTTCAAATGAAGTTTTGGCTTGATTTTCAGAGTTTGCCACAATGTCAACATTATATTCTTTGATTCCATGAAATCCTGTTGTTAAATACCATGAAACCGCACTAATAAATCCATTCTTACCGCCACCTCTACCCATGTATAACAAAAAAGTATCCCAAACTAAAGTACCATCTTCATAATAGCAGTGGATCAATCCAATAATGAATTTTTCCCATGGTAACAATTTATATTTGAAATACTCTTCTATTTTTACAACTGCCTTTTCTATTTTTTCTGATTCAATTATTACATTAGGCTGTGATAATTTTCTTTTAACTAATTTAATGGCTTTTCTTATGTCCTTATTAGTTTTAACTATTTCACTTTCAACCTGCTCAATATATTCATCAATGTATTTATTAAATATCATCAAAATCATCTTCTTGAGGAATTGGCTTTAAACCAAGTTCACTTAAGATTTTTAACATTTGTGCATTGGTTTTATTAAGTTCTGAAATACTATCATTCTTTTTCATGCCATGCTGCTTACCATTATTCCACTCCACAGATACACCACGTTCTTTAATATCAACTATAAGCCTATTCTTTATATTCCACATGGACATATAGTCATTTATTAAATCTTCGTAGTGCTTTCCGTAGGTTCCATTGTTCTCTAATTGCTTTAGTAAATCCTCTTTAATTTCATGAAACAATATGGTTTCTACTTTATGCACACTTTTTTCACTGCACCCCTTCTTTTGTGTGCAATCTCGTGTCCATTTATATCTTTTTTTCCAACTTTTAACTGTATTAATAGATACCTCATATTTATCAGCTATTCTTTTATAAGTCATTCCTGAAATATAGTCCTCATAGGCTTTTTCGCTGTTCGCTAAATTTTCCCTATCATTCAATTTCACCACCTCTTTTCTTGTAAATGCACCCTTTTTTTGACCTGTGTGTGCACCCCCCTCATGTGAAAAGTCAATTTTTCTAATTTGTCGACCCTGTTACCCGTTCTCCCCACCTCTAAGAATTTTTCATTTTTTTCACCCGGGGGTGCTTACCATCTTTCTTCATTGAGTAAAACTTTAGGTTTATGATTTCTATTTTTTTCAGGATGTAATTCATTATGGCACTTCTTACATACTGACATAAGGTTACTCTTAGTAAGTGCTAACTGTGGATACTGTCTAAGATGTTTGATGTGATGCACTGTCGCTGCTTCGCTGTACTCTCCATTAGCCTTACACCTTTGGCACTCATAGTTCTGCTCTTCCAATACTTCTTTCCTTGTATGTTTCCATATAGTAGATACATAGAAAGCATGAATATTATGTTGTTGTGTTAGTGTAATGATCCAGTTTATAAGTTCTATTTCTTTCATTGTTTCAATGTCGGCTCCTCCAATTTTGGGTATAAAAAAGAGCCCTATTATGAGCTCTAAAAATATAATTTATTAAATACATACAATCCAATTTTTATCTTTATTTCTGTCCTCAAAACTAGGAACTAACTCTAATTTATTATTTGTAAAAAAATAGCTACATTTAAGGTTTGTTGATTTATTTTGGATTAGTTCTGTAAGCTTTTCTTTTTTATCGTATTCCCAAAATGCACAAGCAAAAGTTTGTTTGTTTTTTACACCAATAGTTTTAATTTTGCCAATTATCTGTTCTTCACATTCTTTCAAAAACATTACTATATCTATAATATTATAATTACCACCTGATAAATAAAAATCTCTCTCAATATATTGTTTATTATAATGAATATCTGGATAATGTTCTCTTTCATAACACTCATCACATAAATCGCTTATAAGGCTATACATCCCAATTCCTATTGGATTGCCACACTTTTTACATAGTCTTTCATTCTTTTCTTCCATATCTACCCCTTAAAATTTATCAAAAGGTATTGTATCTACATTATTTGCTTTACATTTATTTTTGAATTCTAAAGCTCTATATTTTATCCTTAGTGCTTTTTCAATATTTCCTATGATTTGTTCTGATTTATATAAATCTTTACCATCACAATTATATACTAATAATTGAGTATATGTATGTTTTGGTGATCCATTAAAGTCAAATAACCCTATTGGTATAATCTGTGTTTCATTTGTTGAATTATATGTTTCTTCTATATAATCTATATTGTTATCCTGCAAAAATTTCACATCATTAATATTATTAATATTAATATATCTAGTATGCTTATCAACTAAATTTTCACAATCAATTATACCACCATCAAAATAGTCCTTTATTGTAAATGATATATAAAATTTTTCATTATATTGATCAGTACTATACCTTTTTTCAACTTTCATAAAAGCATCTCCTTTTTGTATTTTATTATAATTATACTACTTTTATTATAATATTGAAATATTATCCTTTTTTACTTATCTTCATTACTAAGTGTGTTTAAGTGACAATATACCCTTAACACTTTGATTTTTCTATATTTTATTAATATCTATTTTTCGAGTTACACATCATTCTTTTTTGAATAACTAATAAAGAAACAATAAAAAAATATAGTTACCAATTACCATTTTTCGCACCTCTTTTATGTGCATAGAATAATTTAATAACTATATTTTTTAATTTCTTATTTTCAATTTTAATATCCTTATCAGTTAATATATTACTTATATCTTGTGCTATATATTTTCGCTTACCTCTATCGCTTTTAATTCTATATCCAAGTTCATTTATATATGCTGCTACTTCTTTTACATTCTCAACCTCTAAATATTTTTTAAATATCTTTTCTTCTACACTATCACTTTGATTTATTGGAATATTAAGAAGAACTCTAATTTCACCAAGCTCCGCAATCTTTTTATTTAAATCATATATATTCATAACGTCACCCTATATTTTAAAGTTTTTAATCTTACTATTTATGTATCCTTGTTCAACTCCTATATAGTGAAGAGTTACGCTTGGATCACTATGATTAAATATCTTTTGTAGTGTAACAATATCCTTATATTGCATATAAAAATGATAGCCAAAAGTTTTCCTCATTGAATGAGTTCCTAAATTCACTATTCCATTTTCTTCTCCTGCACGTCTTATTATTAAATATGCAGTTTCCCTGCTTAACGGCTTATTACATCCTTGCCGGCTTTTAATTAAATAACTGTTTAAATCCATATCCTCACAATACTTTTTTAGTTCTCTTTTTACTAAATTATTTATAGGAAATACTCTTTGCTTTCTTGTCTTTTTCTCTCTAATGTTTATATAATCTCGGTTTTTAACATCCTTAACCTTTAATCTTAGTATGTCTGAAACTCTAAGTCCTGAATATATTCCCAATATGAACATTATATAATTTCTTTCAGATTGTTTTCTTAATGTTGCTGCTATATCTTCAACTTTGCTGCGATCTCGAATTGGTTCTACATAGTTAATTCTTATCACCTCATTTCATTTTACTCGAAATATTTAAAAATAAAATTAATAAGGACATAGCCTCCTATTTTTAAAAAACTATATCCTTATTAATTTTTATATTATATATATTAACATCTACATAACGCATTTGTTACAATCTCTTTCCTTAATATTCAAGTGCTTTTTACTACTTTTTTACGGACATTTTTGTTTATAATTATAATAATATTATTTTATTTACTTTCTCCAACTTTTTTACACATACTTTCTCTTATCCATATTAAAGATGATATCTTATTCATTACTTCTCTTTTTATTCTTCCGCAATAATCTCCATCCATATTTAACAAAGCACCTATTCTACTCCAACTATATCCCTTAACGCATCTATACTCAACTATCTTTCTTTCGTTCTCATTTAATATTTCCATAGCATTATCAATCTTTGCTATAAGTCTTTTTTTACTATTCATTTCTCTATTTAATTTATTTATTATTTTTTCTTTATTAATAATCTCATTTTCAACTGAACTATTAAATTTATTAGTATGTCCAGATTTTTCTTCATAGCTTATAGCTCCTACACCATTATAAGTTGATGATATCTCTTCAATTTCTAATTCAAGGTTTTTAATCTCCATTTTTATTACTTGATAGTTAAAAAGAACCCCATCAGTTTTTTTATATAAATCCTTATCTATCATATAATCATTCCTCCATAATTTTTTTATTTACTTATTACTTTTGTATCTTAATTAATTATTTAAACCAATAAAGACACTGCCAATATAAAAGCAGTGCCTCCGTTTTTCGGTTAGCATTATTATTTTATTTTTTCTTTTTCAGTATAACTTGGTTTGCATAGTATCTCACCATTTACATGCTTTATATTTATTTCAAAATAATTCACAGTGCCTATTTTTATCATTGAATCCACTGCTTTATCCACTCTTTCATGAATCTTCTGCTTTAACTTTTCTGCATCCCTTAATAACACTATATCTCCCTCCATCTATTCTTTTATTTTTTAATAATATAATGTTTCTTTTAAACCTTTATAGTTTTTTGTTTTTATAAATATCATCACACCTCTTAATATTTTTTATATTTTCTCTTCATTCCAGCCCAAAAGCCTTCTTTCTAATGCATCATAATCATATTTTCTTTGAGTATAGTTATTAAAATTATCTACTTGCTTTGATGATTTATTTATATTTATATGCTTATTATCATAGTTACCCTCAATAACCTTAATACGATTGCTTTGTTTCATAATCCAATCAAAACTACAGCCAGTCCAATTTCCTTCTCTACCAGTTAAAAAATCACTCTTTTCAACTCGTTCAAAGAATTCCTCAATTGCTGTTAAATCATTTTTAAAATAATCATACGCTGCTTTTATACTCTTTCGCCTTGAATTATTTAATATTTTTACTTTAGGCAAAGTTACACATGTATTATTAAATAACTTGCAAATTTCATCATAGGGTATTTTATTTGCACATATGTCAGATGTTTCATCTGATGATATTTTTTTAGTTTCAATTTCAGTATCAATTTTCTCACTATCATTTTGCATATATATATTATTATTATTTATTTTTATATTTTCTTTTTTATATTTTATATTTTGCCCACGACACGTTAACGAAGCGTCAAACTTATCGTTATTCGTGCTGTTATCTACACTTTTACTTGTTTCTATAACCTCATTACCATAAATAAAGTTATTAAATATATTGCTTATTTCATCATTTTCAATAGCATCTAATACATAAATAAGTAATTCTTTATCCTTAACCTTTGGCAATTCAGAATTTATGCAATCTCTAATAGGCTTACCACTATTTTTAAGGTTATATTTGCCCCAATTCTTAATGGCAATTTCTCTTGTTTTATCATTGTATTTAATAATCTTATGATGTTCTACAAATCTACTTATAAGACTATTAACAGATTCTATACTATAGCCTAATTCAAAAGCTATTTCCTTCTTCAATATTTGATAAACTCCTATTTGAGTAGTTCTTGGGTTTGTAAGTAAATATAAATAAAATAGCTTATCCTCTGGTGTGAAATTCTCCATAACATCTGGGTCTTCCCAAAATATTGTGTAAATATGTCTATACTTTGCCATGTACTCTCCCCCAATAATTTATTTTTATGTCATACTTAATACTTTATACAGTATGACAATTTTATTAATTACTCTTGATAAAAAACATAGTTATATGTTAAAATATTTTTTAGATTTTATTTTTTTATTTTAAGGTGCTCTGCAAAGCATCTTTTTCTATTTGTTCAAAAATCACATAACCACGCTGTTTAAACTTCTTACATTCTTTATTATCAACTTTTTGAAGATCTAATCCGTAAACTCTTTTTAACCTTATCAGAAAAGTTTTTATTCCTGGTATTAAATCAACAACCTGTTCAACATAATCATATAGCAAGTCCATTTCTTGATTATTCAAAGTTTTCTTATTCATAGTAAGTCTTGAAATATTTTTAAATGCTTCTACTGCTTCTACAATTTCCTTACTTATTATTCTAAATATCATTGTTTGAATATTATCATCTATGTTATTCATTATAGGAACATTTATAATATCCAATTTTTTCTCCGACAAATATGCAAGTTTCAATTCATCAAAACCGCCATTATTAGCTAAATTGACTATGATATCATCTGAAACTTCTCTGCTGCCAAGTGCATATCTACACATAGTACTTGGAGATACACCTGCAAGCCTTGCCATTTCACTATAAGTATTACCTTCACAATTTAAATTTTTCAAAGCTTTTGAAACTGTACCTGACATTATTTATCCTCCACTTTATAAATTATTAATACATTGCTGCTATATAAATCCGCAGAATATTTTATATCTATAATTTCAGTATTTTTATTTTCTTTAAGCCAATTATTCAAACTACATTCAACAGCTACTTCATTTGAAATTTCTTTTACTTGAATCATCCTTTATGCCTCCAAATAATCTGTTAACATTCACTTACAGAAACTTTTAAATTCTCTTCTTTTTTTATTTTCTCAAATATTTCAGCTAAAAATTTTACTGCTGGTTCATCATTAAAAATGCATCCAGTATTTTGTTTGCTTTTTTCAATTCCTTCTCTTGTTAAAATAATTTTCACTTGTGTACACTTCCTTTTAAAATACGTTATTTCCACGAAACCCTTAAATATTTAATTTTATTATTTCAATATTAACTTTTACAAATTGCAAAACCTATTTAATTTCATTTATCACTTCTTTCCAAATTGGCAAAATTATCATATTATACATTGACAACTTTTGGGGTAAAATAATTATTAGCGCCCAGACAATTAATTGTTGTCCAAATTCATAAAAAAAATTTCTTCAACAGACTTTCTAAAAAAATGTGATATCTTTAAAGCTACTTCAAAACTTGGAACTCCAACATTACGTTCAATCTTTGAATATTGTTGTTGTGTTATTCCAATAGATTCTGCTATTAACTTTTGACTTAGCTCCCCTCTTATCTCTTTTAATCTATTATTTATCAAGAATATGTTCCCTCCTTTAAAACAACAATTAGTTGTCATTGTATATTTATATAATAAACAACTGTGTGTTGTTTGTCAATAATATTTGAAAAATTACCCGCTTATTTGTTGTTTTATCTTTTTTTAGACAACTTTTAGTTGTATATTATTTATAAGGAGTGAATTAAAATGAACACAAAAATTTCCAGCATCTTAAAAACTTTAAGAAGTATGAATGGTATAAAACAGGAAGATGTTGCAAAAGCAATAGGTATATCTAAAAGTGGGTATGGATATTATGAACAAGGACGTAGTATGCCAGATCCTGAAATGCTATTAAAATTATCAAAATTTTTTAATGTATCTGTAGATTACCTATTAGGAAATACAGATGAAATACACTCTAAAATTGAGTTGAATATTCCTCAAGAATACGCTAATAAATATAAAATCACACCAAAAGACAAAAAGCAATACATAGAACATATGAAAAAGGCTAACGAAGCTTTCTTTATGAATGATGAATTTGATGAAGAAGATAAAAAAGAAATTCTTGATACTATGAATGAAATTTTCTGGAAAGCTAAATCTATGAACAAAAGAAAACCTAAAGACGAATAGGATGATTTGATTGATCAATATACACGCTAGAGTCAAACACTTAATTCAAAAATATGAAACACGTAATCCCGAAAGGTTAGCGGAAGAACTTGGAATAACTATAATAAAAAGACCTTTTAAAAGGACTATGGGGTTTTTCAGAAAAGAACTAAGGAGAAAGTTTATTGTAGTCAATTCTAACCTTAATGAAAATACGCAAATTTTAGTAATAGCTCATGAATTAGGACATGCCCTATTACATTCAAGCAGTGCAGCCACATATATACATGAATATACTTTATTTCCTCGTGGCAAAGTTGAAATTGAAGCTAATAAATTTGCTGCTGAACTACTAATCGATGAAAAAGATATAGATAAACATTGCTTAGAAAATATGTGCGTTAGTCAATTGGCTAAATATTTTAAGGTTCCAGAAGAATTGGTTGAATTTAAATTCAAAAAATATATCTTTTAAGGAAGGATGACCAAGATGGACTTTGATTTTTTAACTATTGATTTCGAAACATCTAATAATAACTATAATAGTGCTTGCTCAATAGGATTAGTATTAATAAAAGACAAAAAAATAATAAACACAAAATATTTTTTAATAAAACCACCATCATTAAACTTTAATGCAGATAATATTCGCATTAATGGCATAACACCTGGACAGGTTTCTAACTCTCCACTCTTCCCTGAAATTTGGGAACAAATAAAATTTTACTTTAATGATACAAAGGTTATAGCTCATAATGCTTCTTTTGATATGTCCGTACTAAAAAATTGCTTATTAGAATACAATTTACAGATACCTGAGTTTACATACATTGATAGTATACCTATATCAACTCGTGCTTGCCGTGGTGAAGGAATTGGAAGATCACTTGATGATAGAGCAAAATATTTTAATATAAATATGGGAACGCACCATAACGCATTAGATGATGCCATAACATGTGCAAATTTAGTAATTGAATGTTTAAATAGAAAACATAGAAAAACTTTAGAATCATATTGCAGTACTTATTCTAGCATACCAATAAAACACTTTTCAGAACTCAAACCTAGTAAAGAATTCAAACGCTCTTTCTCAAATCGTTTTAAAAAAATAGCTATATCTGAAATAACAGCAACTACAGAAAACATTAATGATAATAATCCTTTTTATAATAAAATTGTAGTTTTCACGGGTGAATTAAAAAGCATGGATAGAAAGTTAGCTATGCAAAAAGTAGTTAACCTAGGAGCAATTTTAAGAAACTCCGTAAGTTCCAAAACCACTTATCTTATAGTGGGCATACAAGATAAGTCATTAGTAGGAGAAGATGGATTAAGTTCAAAAGAAGAAAAAGCTTACGCTTTAATATCAAATGGCAATGAAATAAAAATTTTAAAAGAAGACGAATTTTTAAACATGATTTAATTTTTCGTTTATCTATCATTATCCACATTAAAACTAATGTAAATAAAATATTTATGGAGGCACTTTATGGAAAGGATGAAAACATTTTTTTGTTTTAGATATTTCGTTATACCATTTTCACAAATCTCATTAGCACAACTTGAAATAACTGATAAAAAACAATTAATAAAAAATATATTTAATAATTTAGAAACCAAACATAAAATAGAGCAATACTTTTCAAAGCAACCATATATTCTATATTTGACACATAAGTACTCTAATGATTTATATTTATGTAAATTTGCTAGGCAATCATCACTTAATAAATATGCAGACATTGGTAATGATATTAAGCTAGTTCCTGAAGATAATTTTCCTTTTTTATATTTGATAATTGATATAAATAAACAAATTATTCTAATAGAAAATAAACTTAATATATTAGGTAAAATATCAACAGTAAGAAATTCATTAGAAAAATGGTTTCAACCAAACATTAATAAATTTGGATATGAATTTAAATTAGATGAAATATCACATAATTACTCTTTTTGGCAATATGTTAATTCTGCAAGTAAAATTTATGAACTATATTTAAATTTAAAATCTCCAAATTTATTTGGTGGAAATACCGATGCTGAGAAAATGCTAAAAGAAACAAAATCTGATTTAAATAATACAGAAACAGATTTACATTTTAAAAATTTCAAAGGAAATCTTACTATAGGCGATTCAATTAAAAGCTTTATTAAATATATAGCATGTGGCGGAGGATTTTGGAGATTAAAAGCAACTATACCTGGTAAAAAAGAAAAAACTTATTACTATAGTAAACACTGTATTAAAAAAGCTTCATTTCCACAAGATTTTGAGTTGATATATACAACACTTAAAGATAAAATTGAAGAAACTATAAAAAATCTTGATATCAGACCAGGTGATAATAATGAAAATAAAAATAATAAAAACAATAATAGCTAATTTCAAAATCTTAACTATATTTATAGTACTTTTTATAATATCAGCATTCTTTGTAACCTTAAATAAAAAAATATATACTTTGTCAATACTAGAAGATCAATTTCTAATTAATTTTGTTGGAACAATTTTAGCTTTATCTGTAGCCATAATAACTTTATTATATTCTATAATAGATAAGGTAAGGGAATCCATCATAAAATTTCATTTTCAAAATACTAAAACTGATAGAATTCCTCACTTACTAAAAGAACTGAAAGACGATACCTTATTTATTTTCTATATATTGGTTTCAGTGTTTATAATTAGTATTTTAAACAAATGCGATATTCCTATAGTTAAATGGGATTTCAAAATTATTACGAGAAATAATTTCATAGCACTAATAAAATTATTTCTTATATTCTTAACATTATTTTCATTACGTGATATTATAAAAACTTTATTTACTATAATAAATTTATCTAATTATTTATCTGAACATAAAAAATAGTAATATAAACTTTTATTTTTAGAATTGACATAAACATTTTCTTTTGTTATCCTATATCCATAAACCCACGAAGTTTATATACGCTTTTAATATACGTATTCTACGAAACCCATGTACTTGTGTATTGGGTTTTTTATTATTTTTTGAAAATGGAGGATTTGTATGTTAAAAGGTGTTACTTATAATAGATTTAGTTCAAATATGCAAAGGGAAGAAAGTATAGATGCACAAATTAGATTTAATCATGATTATGCTAAAAGAAATAATATTGAAGTAATGAAAGATTATATTGATGAAGCAATTTCCGGTAAAACTGATGATAGACCGGGTTTTCAAAAGATGCTTGAAGATGCTAAACTTGGTATGTTTGACGTTGTTATATGTCATAAGGTAGATAGATTTGCACGAAATAGAATTGAATCAGCTATAAACAAATATAATTTAAGAAAATGTAATATAAAAGTACTATTTTCAGGACAGGCAATTGATGATTCACCAGAAGGTCAACTTATGGAAGGAATTCTTGAAAGCTTTGCAGAATATTATTCCCTCAATTTAGCTAAAGAGACAATGAAAGGTTTACGTGAAAATGCTTACAAATGCAAATTTAATGGTGGCTATGTACCATTTGGCTTTTCCATTGATCCTGAAACTAAAAAATATTTAATAAATACCAATGAAGCTCCTTATGTTCAAATGATATTTAAAATGTTTGTTAATGGTACAAAATATAAAGATATAATAAAAACATTAGATGATCTTGGTATAACAACAAGGTTTGGTAGAAAATTTACTGAACCAACTTTGCATGATTTATTATGTAATGAAAAATATGCAGGAATATATACTTTTAATAAAAGAACTTCAAGGTCAATTGATGGAAAAAGGAATGGTCGTTTAAAAAAATCTGATGAAGAAATAATATCAATTCCTGGTGGTATACCTCAAATAATTGATACTGATACCTTCATCCAAGCACAAGAAAAGTTGTGCTTGAAAAAACGTACTACAAGAGCTAAAGAAATATATCTACTTAGTGGACTAATTTATTGTGGTTCTTGTGGTAAACCTTACTGTGGAAATAGAAAACATAATGGCTTTGGAAAGATATACACTATGTATAGATGTAATGGTCGCTGCGAAAATAAAGAAATTGACAAAGACTTTTTAGAGGAAATGGTCTTTACTAATTTAATAAATAATATTTTCAGCAAAAAAGCTCTTAAGGAGCTAAGTAAAAAGTTAAATGAATATTTAAAATCCAAACGACAATCTGAAAATAAAAAACTTGAAGTATTAAGTTCAAAATTAAAAGAAATTTCATTTGAACAAAATAATATAGTAAACGCCATAGCTAAAGGATATGATAACCCTATTTTTAAGAAAAGACTCTCTGAACTTGATGCTGAAAGCAAAAATATAAAATATGAATATGATATTCTTAAAATAAAGTTAGATTCTCAAGCCATAACTCCCAATAGAATAGATAAAATTCTTCAAGACCAAAGAACTTATGTACTAAATAAAAATCTCGTTGAAGTAAAAAAATTCATTGCTAGTTATGTTGATTCTATAATCGTTTATGAAAATGATATTGAAATTAATTTAAAGTTTGATTCTATACCAATATAGAATTATTTATTAATATCAAAAATTCACATATTCTATATATTTTATTTTCACACTAAATATTTTTGAAATAGATGGGAGTATTATTGTTTTAATACCCTCATTTATTTTTGTTATTCTTGTTTTGTTTAGAGGAATATTGAACTTTATGTAGAAATTAACTTTATTACATAATTTTTAGGAGGTTATACTATGGCGTTTAAAGAGGATTTGCAAAAATTATCAATACAAATCAATGAAAGAAAAGTACATATAACTAACGAGGAAATGACAAAACAAGCTCTTATTATTCCATTCTTACAAGTACTAGGGTTTGATGTATTTAATCCATTGGAAATACGCCCTGAATATGTAGCTGATTTTGGAAAGAAAAAAGGAGAAAAGGTCGATTATGCTCTTTTCAAAGATAATCTTCCAATAGCATTTTTAGAAGCCAAATCAATTGATGAAAATTTATCTAATCATGATGCTCAACTCTCAAGATATTTTAATGCAGTTCCTGAAGTTAAAATAGGTATATTGACTAATGGAATACATTATAAATTTTTTACAGATTTAACTGCTGATAATATTATGGATGATGATCCATTTTTAGTTTTTGATATAACCAATATGAGTGATTCAGACATTGAAAACGTATCTAAATTTAAAAAAGAATCTTTTGATACAGATTATTTAGTAAAATATGCAGAAGAGCTTGTATATACATCTGCTTTAAATGATACTCTAAAAGATTTATTTAAAAATCCAAGTGATGAATTTGTAAGATTTTTAATAAAGGATTTCAGTAACATACGAGTAACTAATAATGTGTTAGAAAGATTTAGACCAATAGTTAAGAAAGCTATTTCAAATGCTGTATTAGATATTGTTAGTAAGGGACTATTTCAACAGGAAGCTGCTGTAATAGAAGATGATTCTAAAGTTACTGATACTCAAAATTCTAGTGATGAATTAAAAAATAATACATCTTCTCATGAACATCAAAGAAGAGAAATCATAACCACTAAGGAAGAATTAGAAACATTTGATATGATAAAAACTATTCTTAATGATGCTAATAAGAATATAGATAATATTAATTATAAAGATACTGTAAACTATTTTTCCATTTTCAACAAAAACTCAACTAAGTGGTTTATAAGAATTCAATTAGATATGGCAAATAAAAATATATTAACTAAATTACCAATAGAAAAAGCTCAAGAACTTGCAGGAGATTTTAAAATAGAGCAAGCACCTAAAGGTATAGGTGAATCAAGAATTTATATTGATTCACATTTAGATATTAAAAAACTTGATAACCTAATTATTTCTTGTTTTGAAGATGTAGAATAAAAAGCTTTTTGAGGAAAAAACTTATTTGTAGTTAACGTAATTCTAGCATTGTTTATGAAATGATATTGAAATTACCTATAAAGTGCGGATAACCTGTGTGTCGTGCCTCCGGCACCATAAGAAACTCAATGATTAGAGGATAATTTGATTAATTTCAATTTATCCTCTAATTTGTTTTTTGGTCAACAATTTGTCATCAAATTAAATACTATATATTAAAGCTCTTAAATATCTATAGGTATTTAAACAGCTCTAGTGGATAGTAAAATTTATTTCTTATGATTAAAATAAAAAGCCATATTTTTAATACTTTAAATATTTGTACGTCTCTTTTTAATATGGTAATATTTTGTTAAAAGGAGGAATCAATATGCATAATCATACTTATTTACAAGAACGTATTGATAAATTATCAATGCTATATATGGAACATCATTATGATATTAAATCAATGCCAATTGACGAATTCGTAAAGACATTTGATAAAATTTCCAATGAAATAATCAATTTTCTTAACTATTCTAAATAA